ATTCATAGCTTTGCCAACAGCATTAAAGGGCAAAGTAACACCATTTCAGCTATCAGTACTATGGGTTTTGCAGAGCTATTATCCAAACATTTGGCCTAGTTATCCCAAGATTGCTCAAGATGCAAAGATGTCTAGAGACAAAGTTATCAAGACTGTTGCAGAACTTGTAGAACTAGGTTTACTGCAAAAGCAATATAGAATTGATGAATATGGCCAGAGAACTAACTGCTATAGGGTTACAATTTGGCATCAATGCAAGACACTTCCTGTACCAGATACCAGTATTTATGCGGGGTCGTTGATACATACT